TAATAGCTCCACTTAAAGAAAGATTTGGTAAAGCATTTGGAAAAATAGCAGCATTCTTTGAACAAACTTTTAGTAAAATTAAGAAGTTACTTAGCTTTGATAAAGAGGCTAGTATTTTTGCAGAACTAGGTAAAGCTTTTAAAGCGTTCATATCACCATTTAAAAATGCATTTAGGATCTTAAGAGTCTTAGTATCTGGCCCTATAAAAGAAGTTGAAGGCATATTTAGTGGTATAGCAAAGTTTGTTAAGACATTTAGCGGAGTTATAGGTAAAGTAGCATCAATAATAAAAATTATTGGAGAACCAATCCTAATCATCATGGCTATCTATGATACGGTAAAAGGTGCAATTGAAGGGTTCAAAAAAGAAGGTATAGTTGGTGCAGTTAAAGGTGCATTAAAAGGATTATTCGATGCAACTATTGGAGGGTTCTTAGACTTAATTAAAGATATAGGATCTTGGGTACTAGAAAAGATTGGGTTTAAATCAGCTGCTAAGTTTTTAGATTCATTCTCGTTTAAAGATTTATACAGTAAATTCTTGGACTTAATGTTTGCCCCAGCAAAATGGTTCCAAGATATGCTATTATCTTTATGGAATACTGTTAAGAGTATACAGATAGGACCATTTAGTATATTTGGTAAGAAACTTGGTCCATGGAAACCTTTTGCATCTTTAGGTGGAAGTGATACATCGACACCGTCTGATAATACAAGTGCATCACCAACTTCTTCAGAATCATCTGATAATACAAGTGCAACACCTACGCCGACACCTGCGACATCAGTAAGTCCAGCACCAAATAGTGTACAATCATCTGATCTAGCTCCATCAAGCAGACAAACAGCTGATACTGTTTATACAAGATCTGGAGAAAATGCTGGTATAGCACAAGCTTCTCCAGCTTCAGCACCAGTTTCAGTGGTTAATGCACCAACGACAATAACAAAACAAACATCTAATAACTTGATTAAGCTCCCGGTACGGGATGAAGATACTACTATCCAGCAGTATTATAGATCAAGGTTTGCATATTAAAAAAGGGAGCTTTCGCTCCCTTTCTTTTTACTTCGTATTACTTATAAACGCATTCAGCTTTTCAGCTTTAGCGATGATATCATCTTCGCTTGGAAAATCAGGTACATCAAGTGATTCACTAAATGCCTGACCATTCCTTTCAGCTATCTGAAACTTAGTTTGATACTCTGTTTGAGCCTTATCTTTATTAGCATACCAATTGCTCATATAAAGATCTTGCGCCATCTTAAGTACTTCTAATCTAATTTCAAATGGTGTTTTATTAGCCATTTTATTTCTCCTTTGTGTGTTGTGTGTAAAAATAGGGTTTTTAAAGGTACTCCCCAAACCTTAGGATTAACCTTCGTCAGCTATCTTCTGAAAGAAACTCATATCGAATTCATCATCCGCATTGATCTCAGGCGCCTTTGATGCTATCGTAGGGGCTGGAGCCGATGGATATGATGGAGGTGGAGCTACTGGCAACGGATCAGCTGATAGTTGTTCTGCTGTCGGTGTTGCTGTACCACCACTCAATACTGCATCTAACTTAGCTTTTAACTCGTCATATGACTTAAAGTTATTAACAGCAAGAAACTCTGATAGTTTATGTTGAGCGTTTACTACTTCAAGGATACCTTCATCTGTAGATGCCACTGGAGTAGGTTCTGCAAACACTGATTGGTCATAGTTAGGGTAACCTTCAACAGTACGCATACGGATCTTGAAGTTTGCACCTTCCCATAAGTCAAACACGTTGACTGGTTTTTCATCTTCAAACGTTGGTCTTGCTTTGTTCATGATCATATCAAATATCTTTTTACCATACTTGAATAGCATGACTTTGCCATTGTTTTCTGGGTGTACAGGGTCTGATACAACTAAGATGTTTGAGATGAAGTTTAATCTACGTTTTTGTGTACGTGCGATCTCTTTGTTTGCATCTGAACCAGAGTTCCATAGCTTGGTGTTAAGTTCACCAACTGGATCGTTCTGACCTAGTGTCGTGAGTGAGTTCTCAATGTACCATTTACCTGTTGGTCCTTGGAATCCATGTGAGAAGATCTTTACCCATGGTAACTCATCACCTTCCACTCTTGGTAAGAAACGGATAACTGCAGCTGCATTACCTGCTTTATCTCTTTCTAATTTCCAAAAGCGATCGTCTGTGTAAGACTTAGTATCTGAGGAGGGGTTTACTGTCTTTTCGAATGCTGATGCTATAGCACCGAAGTCTTGATTGCGCGAAGCGCGGAGTGTGTTAATGTCCATCGTATTTTCCTTTTAACGTTGTATTAATGTGTATAGAGCATGACTTCTGCTCAGCTTTATTTATACATCCACACATCACGAATGCAATAAATTTATATATCAAGAGTACCTTTTTTGGGGAGGTAGTTATTCTCTATCATGTTCAATTCAATCTTTTGTTTGAGGTTCTTATTGATTAACTTACTGATATCTTCAGGATCAATGAAGTTCTTTTCACAGTATAGTAAGACTGCATCCATATGAGAGATTCGTTTATCTACCACTAGCTCTTCAATAAACAAAGCAAACTCATTTGTGGTCTTAAATATACGGCCTTCCATTACAGCATACCTAGATAATAATCTGTCATCTTGATATTGTGCTTGATGTTCTCAAAAGCCTTATACTTATCGTTATATGCTTTCCAGACTGGTGCTGTCTTATCTGTAGTAGCATTCATCTGTGCATCGAATAATTCAAGGTACTCCTCGAAGAAAACGTTTAGTTCATTAAGGTTCTTATTAAGTTCACCTTTTACCCTGATTAGTTCTGCTTTGTTACCTGTTTTGTAACTATGATTTATATGTTGAGCCACGTTCATGTCCTATTCCTGATTTAAAATAACATTATACCATGATAAAGAATTAATGTACATGCTAATCTATTGAACCGTCTTCAACTTTAAGTTTTATCTTTTTAGCTGGTTTTGGTTGGTCAACGATCTCATTTTGTTTTTCTGCTAACTTTTTAGATTGTTGGTCGACAGCCTCGAACCTCTTCTTAAGTCTTGGCTTGATGTCTTCTGAATTGAACCATAACTCGATGCCGTTTAGGACCTTCTGGATCTCATCAGCTGATAAGAAACCTTTATATGCATCCTTTAACAGCTTCTCACATTGGGCGATAGTGAAGTCTGTGTGTGCTTTAACTGTAGGAGTGTTACCGGCCGATCCGAATGATGCTGTGTGGATCATGATGTATGCTGTATCATAGACATGGACAGCATGGCAATACATGGCGATAAGAGAGGCAGCAGAGTGACATGCACCCATAAGGAATGCAGTCACTTCTGCCTGAGATGAAAGGATGCCTGATATGATTGCTCCAGCAGAATCAAGGTTACCACCATTTGAGTTTATGTATAGGTGGATCTTGTCGTTCTCTGATGCATTTACAAGTAAAGAGATAAGCTCTCTATACTTTCCAGGTTCCTCTATCTCTTGATCTAGGAATACTTCATGTGTTCTATATACAGATTCAATCGTATTGATATGTACATTATTAAGTAATCCACTAAATATACTAGGGACGTTTTCACCTGCAAGTTTGTTCATGATTAACTCTTTCTATAAAATATATGATTCCCGATTACTGTTGTTATATGTACATTTTGCCATTGAGGATGTACTTCCTTTGTATGAAAGAACATAGCGCCCTTTGTAACGTCTTCCATGTTCTTATAGTTCATGTATGCATATAAAGCTACGCTTCTTGCATGCTCAAATACTTCTTTCTCATGTCGTGTATACCTATAAGATATTGCTTTGATCCTCTTATAGTCATCACACCACCAAGAAAACTGACACGTCTCTTCTATCTTCTGTGTCATTGTACCACATATAGATGTTGGGTACTTTCCTGAGTGCACCCTGTTAAGGGTAACCATCGCGACAGCTATCTGTCCTTTTGTTGGTTCATATCCAGCTTCGTAGTATACGTTTTGTGCTAGACACTCGACTTGTTGTTTTTCAACCTTTGTTAGTCGTTTAGGTTGTTCGTACTTTGTAAATAATGTTTGTGTTTGTGCTATGTTAAAGCAACACAGGTAACACAGAGCCAATATTGCGGCGAAAGTCTTTCTCATGGGGATATTCTCCTTTTGATAGTACTTAGCTTTTTATGCGCTTAGTAGTAT